ATGGCTGGCTATCGTATCAAAACTGATCCGCACCGGTATTTGAAAGATCGTGATGGCGTCTACCAATACGTCAGGCGAGTGCCGACGGACGTCGCGTGCAAGGATGGCCGAGCCCCGATTGTCAGGATCAGCTTAAAGACAAATGACCTGGCTCGCGCGATGACGAAGCGCAACGAGTACGAATCTGCTGACGATGCACTTTGGTCAATGCTGAAGGCCGGAGCGGACGGAGATAAAGCGCGCGCCTTTTATGATGCAGCCATTAAACGAGCAGACGCTATCGGCATTTCCTATATGCCAGCAGAAAAGCTGCTTTTGCTGACTGATGATGCGCTGGCTAGCCGTTTAAAACTCGTCACGGGCAATCCTGCTGAAGACACTGCAACCGTGGGAGCCGCAAGCATCCCGTCGGTCTCTGTAAAGCAGGCGTTGAAAATCTACTTCGATGAAATTACGCCTGATGAACTGACTGGAAAGAGCGAAATCCAGAAGAAACGTTGGCGCGCGCACAAGCAGCGGGCGATCGATCATTTTGTGAAGATTGTCTCAGATAAAGCAATCGCTGACATAACCCGCGAAGACGCCCAGAAATTCTATAAGGTTTGGCTACAAATGATAACGAAGCCAGCCAAAGGGAAGCAGCCGATATCCGCAAGTATGGGCAATCGCATGATGGGCGGGATGCGTGTTCTCTTTGCTGAATACTTCAAGCATATGGGCGACAGGGATCGGCCGAACCCTTTCCGCGATTTAAGCTTTGCAGAGAAGGTTGAAAAGTCACGGCCACCGATCCCGACGCAGTTGATCAGCGACAAGTTCCTGACATACGGCCCGCTCGTCAGTATGAACGATGAGGCACGCGGGATTGTGCTAGCGATGATTGAAACGGGCTGTCGGCCAAGCGAACTTTGCAACATTACGGCCGAGCACATATTCCTGGCCGACAAAGTTCCGCATATCCTGATTGCGCCACGAAAAGATGCTGCAGATCCGCGCGAGATTAAAACCGCTTCGTCTGTTCGCAAGCTGCCTTTGGTCGGTATAGCGCATGAGGTTTTTAAGAAACATCGGAATGGCTTCCCTCGTTACAAGAACAAGGAAGACACGCTATCGGCGACGCTGAATAAGTATTTCAAGGACAATGAGCTGTTTCCGAAGGGTGCCGGCTTTACCGTCTATTCGCTTCGCCATTCCTTTGAGGATCGCATGAAAGAGGCGGGCCTTGATGATGAACTGCGCCGGATGCTGATGGGTCATACGGTTGACCGCCCACGATATGGCACGGGCGGTTCCTTGGAATGGCGAAAAGAACAGATGGAAAAATTCACGCTGCCGTTCGACGCAGCCGTGATTTGATGCGGTCGCGAATATTGTCGTTCGCAGTGAGATTGCGCTGCATGACTTCCACCCGTTCATAAAGTGGAATCAGCTTCGCTTCGGTCTCAGGAAATGATGCAATTACACCGGCAATAGCGTCTAGCCATCGCTCAGTGTCGGCGTAGGTGTAAGCTGGCACCGCTCACTCACTTTCCGGCGACACGACACGGCCTGCCTTCTCCGCGGCTTTCTGTGCTTCCTGCACTGCCTTCGAAACATCCTCGTCTGTTGCGCTTCCATCCTCGTAGCTGCCTTGCGCACGCTCTCCGATGTGAATTTGCGGAAAGTTGTTATAGGCAACGATGAAGGCGACTATTGCCCCAGCGATAATAAGAATTCGCTTGTAGTCTCGTGCTGACATCACTGACCGCCTTTCAGGGCTTGGCGACCCGGAAGCTTACGAAGGGTTTTAGCTATCTCCTTCAGACCTTCAACCCCGGCATAGAAAGCACCACTATCAAAGAGAAAACCCGCTGCGATGACTTCATCCGTCGAGCTTTCCCCATTAATGGAAAAACTGGCAGCGTCACACATATCGGCAGTTATAAGCATCTGCGGTTCTGTCAGTTTCATTCGCTCGGCTCCCCAAGTACGGAGGCGGCGAGCATGGCGCACCAACAATCCGCAAATGTTATGTCGTGTTCGGCTTCCCCGTCAAACGCGTCCAGCTTGGAGAGACGGTCGAGGAGGGTCATAGCTGCTCCTACAATCTGGCTGATTAAATCTTCTCAATTCATGATCTTTAGCGGAACCATCTAACGTCCTCCGGCGTTAGTGCGCGGAATGAAATGATGGAGATTGTTGCACATGCTGAAGGGCGGATTGCTTTGGCTCATTGGATTACCCCTCCCTGTAATTCTGGTGCTCTGGTTGATGGGGTATTTGTCCTAATAATTGAATAGCGGGAGAGATAAGATGTCGAATGCACTGTGGCGAGGGCTGGCTATGACAAGTCATTTTTATTACATTTCTCAACAGCCAGATGGTCTCTGGTCAGTACAAGAAACGGTCACGAACCAACCTGTCTCGCTTAATGGTCAAATGTGCTGTTCTCTCCGGAAGAGAGATGCGGAAGAGCTCGTCGAATACTTGATGAGCCTTGATAGCGATATCGCAGCTTAGGTGTTCCGAGCTCTTACTACCTATGTGGCCGACGGCGGTTGTCATTAGCTGGATTGCGACGCTGACGGGGAGCGCCATAACGGAATCGAACGCCGGTAATGCGCGCCAGTTCGAAAGCGGTGTCGCGCAGCGTCTCAGCCTCAGAGTGATAGCCAAGCGCGCGCACGGCCTTTGAAATCGACAGGACCTGTGCGGCGGTCGTGCCTTGTTGCTGAAATTCAGCTGCGGTCAGGGTGGGCGCCATAACGGCGTGCGTCGTCGATACATGTCTATGCATGTTGCTCTCCTCGTGTTTGGTGGGTGCAAAAAGCCGTGGCGCCAGATGCGCAAGGGCTGTCATTCTTGGAGGTTCGGGGGCTTAAGCGCCCCGTCGCTATCTTTCGCGCCTCATGCCGACAGACCCAATCCAACGCCGCACACGGCTACAACGAACCCCAGCACGACAGCCAGTTCCACAGTTTCTCTGGCTGCGTACCTTATCCACGGCTGTGGGCGTGCATGCTTCTTGGCGCGGTAATCAGGACGGCGCATCGGTTCTGCATTACCGGCCTTCGGTGCGTCGGTCTCGGTTTCGAACTCGTCGTCGGCAAGCAGATCCAAAAGCGCGCGGTTCATGCTGCTGCCCTCCGGTCTTTTGCCGATACGTTGTCGTTCTCGGCAACTGGCGCGAGACGGTAGAACCCACGTTGACCTTGCTGGCCATTTGTCTGTGGAATCGTCCAGCCAAAGGAAGGCAGGAGCTTTCGGAGGCGACTGATTTGCACTCGCACAACGTTTTGCGCGCCATCAGGACCGCCGTTTGGGTCAAAGGCGTAGACGTTGTCGACGAGTTCGTCGATGTAGATGCGACGCGGGTAAATCGCTGTCAGCGCATCGACGATGTTTTTTTGCCCGCGCGGGATGGGCGCGGCTGCAAGTTCTGTGGCTGGGTCGCGCTCCATCTTATGCAGCCTCCGCCAGCTCAACTGGAGCACAGCAAGCTACGGCGCCGCTCGTCTGGAAAACTTCGAAGGTTTCGCCGGGGCACAGGGCAGCGAGACGCGTCGCTTCGGCCAAGGCCTGCTCAAACGAGCCGTGTTCGTATGGCATGGAGGCGTAAACACCTACGCGGCCAGTCTTCTTGCCGCGGCGGAATACAAAGAATCCGCCGCCTATGATTTCATTCAGGCGAGGCTTTGAGCTTCTTCTTCTCGGTGCTGTTGCGGTCATATGGGTTTCTCCTCGTGTTTTGGTCGGTGGTCAGCAGATCAAGCTGGTGAGGCTGTCTTCGTGCTGTGGTGTAATCTTTATATGCGAAATAGTCACCTTATGTCAACGCCTAACTATGACAAAAACACATCATGTAAAATGATATGGTTTATTAACTGTAAATTGTTCTTGAAATGTTCCGTTCGAGATGGAATCCTTGGGCTCGTACTAGGGAGATGAGTAATGGCTCCAGTGATTTTTGTTCAGTCATTCACAGCCGGACGTTGGGGTGTGATTCCTGATGTGCCGATTCAGGTCGAGAGATTAGAGGAGGCCGAGCGTCTCGCGGTTCGGCTTTCTGCGTCAAAGGCGGCAGTTATTGCAGTTTACAAATGGAATAATCAGGCTGAGGTAATAGCCATGTTTGGACGCGTGCCGGAAAATATTCTGGAAGCAGCCAACGGCTAATTAGCGCGTATTGTATTTCCCGACAACTCGGTGGCATACCGGCCAGTCACCGCGGAACTCTTTGAATTCCTTGTGCGGATTGTATTGCTCGAGCATCCATTCACGGTCATTAAAGCCAACGAGTCGCTTGATGATTGCTTCGTTTTCGTCCATTTCGCTGGTGTGATAAAGGATCACATCTTCGTCGCGCATTGGCGGTAGATTGGGGTTTACGAGCGCGGTTTCACCGGGCCGATATGCCGGGACCATGGAATCTCCCGACAATAGAAGGCCGTAGCCGCCCTTAACGCCTTGCAGGACGGCTGGCATCTTCATGTAGCTGATTGGATCGAACGTAATTATTACGTGACCGTCGCCGCCCTTGGCGGCTGCGTAGACGGGGAGGTCGCGTTGATCACCAACCAGTTCATTGCCGGGGATTAGTTTCGGCGTGAACACGTCCGCAGGGCGCTCGCCTGCTATCGGCTCGCGCGTCTGTAGCATTTGACCCTTGCCGAATGCCAGCCAATCTTCACTAAGGTCCAAGGCCCTCGCTAGCCGGGCGACGAAATCGATACTGGCGCCGCGTTTCCCGCCTTCAAGCAAACTGATCGACGACTTGTCGCGCCCAATCAAGGCGGCAAGATCTGCCTGGCTCATATTCTTTGATTCACGCGCCGTGCGAAGGCGAAAGGCGAAATCCTTATCCATGATGGGCTTTTCGCATATTGTTGTGAAAATGTAACGTGCGAATATGTCATCATGTGTTGACATGGATGCGAATATGTCATATTTGTACGTCATCAACCGACGCAGAAGACGCCGGACAGTTCGAAGGAGGGCCTACCTCATGATGCCAGAAAACATCCTCCCAAGGATATCGGCACTCAACAGATAGAAGCCGCGCTGAGGCGCAATCGAAATAGAGGAGAGAGCGAATGACGAAAGTTGCCGACAGAAGCGAACCGGCTCTCGTTGAAGTGCCGCCATAGAAATTATCAGGGACGCTGGCCGCTGAAACGCGGCTGGCGCTTTTGGCGTTCCCAGACGAAGGCGTTAACGCCTTCTGAGAAATAAGAAATAGACAAGAATTACGACGACGAGCGGAACGCCAAAAAGCCACATCACGCCGGCTGTAAGCATAGTGATCTCCTTGTTTATCAAGAAGAAAACTACTTGGCGGCGAATTTGGTTCCAACGCCGAAACCTAAAAAGAGCGGCGTTGTGGGTCGGCACCACCCGTTACCCCGCCGCTCCCGTACATCCCGGTTAACACGAGGAGGGCCGAAGCCACTTCTACGCCGGGGTTTCCTTGCCAGGTACCACCCCGGCCGACGAGACAGATGCCGATAGATGCGGCGCTTGTCAACCATCACCAACCGACACGAGGAGACATGCTGCATTCATCAAGACACAGACTGCAGGCAACTGCCGCCGCGCACCGTAAACAAGGCGCATCATTTGGGAAGATCGCGGAACTGATGGGCATTACCAGAGGCCACGCTTGGTCGCTGCTTTCGGAGAGGTCGCCCACGCTACCGCCACCAAGCCCAACAGAGAACACTGTTGTGCGGCGCACAACTTTCAACGGCGGTTATTCGGGAGGGTGCATGGACAATTTATGTCTCGTTGCCCCGAATAACCATTCTGGACGGGCCGTACACAGGCACAGTCCACTAACCTTACGAGGCAGCACAATTGCCGAAAGGCAGGCCGACCGCGAGGATGACGGGGCCGACGACTAACCTCCCGATGAGGAGGCAATTACTTGAAAACGAAATACACACGAACTGGCGAGCGGGACATGACAAACCGCAAGCCTTACCGGACATCTGCGCAAAGAGCAGAGGCACGGCAGTACGCATTATTGAAGGACGGGCGTTACGTTTCCAGCGCGCCGGTCACTTACCACCGCGCACCAAAAAGAGGTGCCGCATGACCTGCGAATGCGGTGAATGCTGGGACTTACCCGGCGAAATCGTCGTCCACCGGCTTTGGAAGTGGAAGGGCATTATTGTCGAGGAGCGCGACAATTACCGCTGGCTGACTGTGCGTTTCATGATTCCCGGCACGGGCCTTGTGCAGCTTGAGGTCTCGCGCTTCGAAGTCGAGCCAGATTTTGAAGAGGACGACGGCGGCGTCGAGGCTGACAAGCCTGAAGAAGACAACGTCATCCCGGTCGATTTCACCAAAAAAGAGAAGCTTACGAAAAACACCAAGACGAGGGGAGTAGCGTGATGGCTGACAAGCAAACAGTGAAGGTTGGCGATAGAATTACGGCCAAATTGGATGATTCCTACAATGACTACAGGGCCGGTAATACTTTTTCCGTCCAAGAGATTGATGAACAAGACGGTGAGACGATTGTCGTCTTCACAGACAATGTTGGCGACAAACGTTATCGCCGCGTGAGCGAATTCACCGTGGAACACGTGCCCGTTGCTGACGCAACCGGCAAGCCCGCCCTCACCATCGAAACCGGCAAGTTCTACCGCACCCGCGATGGACGGAAGGTTGGGCCGATGCGGAGGCAGGCGTTTGGATGGGTGGCCAGCAAACGTATTATCGCGACCGACCAATGTAATTGGTACGAGGGCGGCAACTTCTCGCTCTACAGGGATCGGGAACACGACCTCATCTCCGAATGGGTCGACGAGCCAGCCAGCAATGACAACCGGCCTGCGACTAAACCCGCCATCGTCGCTCTAATCGAAAAAGGGCAGCCGAAGCCTTCAGAGCTGCCGCGCGTTCATGCATCCGAGTATGCGGCGATCAAGGAAGCAAAACGTCTTGCAAACCGTCACAAAGGACAGCAATTCGGCGTATTCGCGCTGTCCAAAACCGTGAGCGAACTGATCCCTCTTTATGAACATGAATGGCAGAACCTAGCGGCCAACGGGCAGAAAGTTGCGGCAATCAAAGAGCTGCGGCGCATCACCGGCCTTGGCTTGGCCGCAACCAAGCGGGCTATTGAACATTGGGCGGAACACGACGAGCAGTCTTCGCGGAGGGCAGCATGACCTCCACCACGTACAGCCACACGCGCAACTATGCGCCCAAAGACTACGCGGACGGCGACACGTTCTATGAGCCGGAAACCACGCCCGGCCTTGGTGACCGCTTTGTATGGGGCTTGGCAGTAGTCGCCGTGCTCGCCTTGACGGTCGGCTTCTACGCATGGGTGCTGGCATGAACGTCGCCACAAAAGCTACGGCTGACATGCCGCACATTGATCCCGGGCGTAAGCCCGGTGTCGGACGCGTAGGGCAGTCCTTGGCGCTTGCAGCGTTCGCGCTGGCAATTGCCACGACAATCGCAGCGTTCCTATTCTGGAACCTGCTGCTGCCGTTCTATGGGCTGCTGTATCTGTGGGGTGCGGCATGACCGCCCCACGCGCATGGCTGCTCACAAGCCCGCCCGCATGGCTTGTCGGCTGGCTCATACTTGCGGCCGTCATCGCCGCAATCGCCGCAATCGCCGTTACCCACCACACCTACTGAACACGAGGAGACCTATGGCTCTATCTCTTTCAAGCCTCAAGTCGACCAAGAGAAACGATCCGCCTGTGATACTTCTCTACGGCGTCGACGGCATCGGGAAAACGTCGCTCGCGGCAGAGTTCCCAGACCCGATCTATCTAGCAACCGAAGGTGAGCGCCCGCCCTCTGACATTGAAATGGCCACGCCAGGCACGATTGAATCCTTCGACGATCTGCTGAACGTCATCGGCGAATTGCTGACCGAAGAACACGACCGGCGCACTGTGATTATCGACAGCCTCGACGGGCTGGAACCGCTTGTCTGGCGTGCGACCTCGGCCCGCCTCGGTATCAACAGCATCGAGGAGGCCGGGTTCGGGAAAGGCTACGTGGAAGCCGATACCGAATGGAACGAGCTCATGGCAGCGGTGTCTGCGCTGTCTCGTGCGGGCATGTATGTCGTCATGTTGGCGCACCCTGAAATTGTGCGCTTCGACAGCCCGACTACGGATCCATATAGCCGATACCAGCCTAAGCTGCATAAACGATCGAATGCACTGGTTCGCGAGAAGTCCGACATCGTCGCGTTCATGAACTACCGCATCTCTATCAAGGAAAAAGAAGTGGCACGCCAGACGAAGGTTAGCCACGCCGAAGGCGGCAAAGAGCGCCAGGTGCACTTCAACGAGGCGGCAGGATTCAATGCCAAGAATCGCTATTCGATGCCCGACAGCGTCGTCTACCGCAAAGGGCAGGGCTTTACCGACATTGCCAAGTTCTGGCCGGCTGGCAACGACAATGGACAGAAGGAGGCGGCCTAATGGAAAAAGCTCTCTCCGGCCTCGTCGCAATCGCGGCCATCCTCTTCTTCGCGCCGCTGATCGGCGTTCTCGGCGGTGCCTTCGTCGGCTGGGTCGTGGGCCTGTTTTTCGCAGAAACAATTCATGCGTTCCTTGCCGCGGTTGGCATCAACGCGGCGGGCCTTGCGATGTGGCAGATCGGCGCTTCGCTCGGTTTCATCGACGGGTTCTTCCGCCCGGCTATTCATCGGGCGAAGGCGTAAACGCTTAAACCTCAACGTTGCTGTACTAAGTAAAAGACGTCGCTCCGCTGCGGACGGAGCGCGCGGAGCGACGGCGCAAAGTAATCCTCCTCCCCTGATTACTTACGCGGCAGCGAATTACCATGAGAAGAAAATGGTTAATAGTTAAACATCCGTAACAATTACCTAACGAAATCACCAACAACACGAGGAAAGTATAGATGGCCAGACTTGGCTCAACATTTGACGCGACCAAACACGACACGACACAGTCCGATTACTCGGAACTGCCGAATGGCGACTATGAGCTGGAAATTGAGGCCAGCGAAGTTAAGGAAGGTGCGAACGGCACCGGCCTCAAGACAACGATGACCGTCCTTCGTCCCGACGAATACCAGGGCCGCAAGGTCTTCAACTTCTACAATCTGGAACACAAAAACGCGCAGGCCCAAGAGATTGGCCAGAAGCAGTTCGCCAGGCTTTGCCGGGCAATTGGCGTTTCGGAAGTCGAGGATTCTGAAGAACTGCACTTCAAGGCGTTCACGGCAAAGATTGGCCTCGGCAAGCCTTCGAAGGACGGCCAGTATCCGGCTCGCGCGGAGATCAAGAAGTACTACTTCCCCGATGAAGGCAACGTTCCCCAGCCTTCAATCGACGCCAACCAGCCTGTAGCACAGGCTCGCCCTGCCAATGACAACCGACCGGCTGCGGCAAACAGCAATAAGCCTGCTCCAGCGGCTGCTGCGGCAGGCAAGAAGCGACCTTGGGGTTAAGCTAAACCCAACAGGCGCGGCTACCAACCGCGCCTTCTACCACCGAACACGAGGAGACTAACGCATGGCACCGCTTCCAAAAGCCGAATCCAGTACTGTCAGAGCCATCTACACTGCTTACGAGGCCCAGGCCAAGTCCTGGGACTCGTGGGGAATTAGCGTGGGCGAGGCGGGCACAGAATGCGATAGAGCCTTGTGGTACGGCTTCCGCTGGGTCTCGGCGCACGAGGTTCATTCTGGCCGCCAGCTCCGCCTGTTTGCCACCGGCAATATCGAGGAAGACCGCTTGGTCGCCGACCTCGAACGCATCGGCGTTGATGTCTATGGCCAGCAGGACAAAATCAGGCTGGTCTCGGGCTTCGTCCGCGGCAAGTGTGACGGCAAGGCGATGGGTGTTCCCGAAGCGCCGAAGACCGAACACCTGTTGGAATTCAAGTCGAGCAACGAGAAGGGCATCAAGGAACTTCAGAAGCATGGCTGCCAGAAAGCCAAACCACTTCACTATGCCCAGTGCCAGCTCGGGATGCAGGCCTTTGGATTGACGCGCTGTCTGTATCTGGCGTCGTGCAAGAACACCGATACGCTCTATGCCGAGCGGATCGAATACGATGTCGAGTTCTGCCTTCGATTGCTGGCACGCTGCGAACGCATCGTGTTTTCGGACAAACCGCCCAGCCGGATTAGCGAAGATCCGGAGTTCTTCGGATGCATGTTCTGCAAGCACCGCGGCGTTTGCCATGAAGGCGTGCAACCGCGCGTAAATTGCCGCGCCTGCCTTCATGTTCAGCCAGAGCATGGCGGCGACTGCCACATGTCATGCGCGCGCTGGAACAAGCCTTTGTCGATCGACGAGCAACGCGACGGGTGCCCGGCGCATCTCTACCTGCCGGGGCTGATAAATGGCGAGCAGATCGATGCGGACGAGGTTGCGGAAACCGTTACTTATCGACTGGCAACGGGTGAAGTCTGGGTGGATGGGGCCAACGATAACAAGAAGGTAGCATAATGCAGCCGCGATACTATCAGAACGAAGCGACAGATTCTGTTTTTGACTACTGGGTCGAGGAGCCGGGGCACCCACTAGTGGACATGGCGACAGGCACCGGTAAGTCTATGACGCTCGCCATGATTTTTCAGCGGTTATACACCGGCTGGCCCGACATGCGGCTGTGCTGCTGCACTCATGTCGTGGAACTGGTCGAGGGTAATTTTCTCGAGCTGATCGGTATCGCGCCGTTCGCCCCGACTGGAATCTATGCATCGGCCCTTGGCCGACGCGAAGCGCGGGCGCAAATTCTGTTTGCGCAGTTGCAGACGGTCTATAACAAGGCGGCGCAGATCGGTCATGTGGACGTGCTGGCAATCGATGAGGTGCATTTGGTTCCCAACGACGCCAACACGATGTATCGGCAATTCATCGACGCGTTGCTGGCGATCAACCCGGATATGAAGATCGTGGGTTTGTCGGCAACGCCTTATCGCCTCGATAGCGGGAGGCTCGATGAGGGCGACGACCGACTGTTCGATAAGGTCGTCTATACATACGGCATACGGCAGGGCATTGACGACGGATATCTTTCGCCGGTCACGTCAAAGCCAACGGAAACCAAGCAAGATACATCCCAAGTGCCGATGCGCGGCAACGACCTCGCCAAAGGTGCGCTGCAAGATGCAGTTGATCGCGACGATCTCAATCGGCGCATTCTTGAAGAGGTATTTGACACTGAGGGACAAAGGCGTACTGCGCTGTTTTTTTGCGCAGGCGTCGAACATGCTACTAATGTCCGCGACATCATCCGCGAAATGGGCAAGACGTGCGAAGTGTTGGTTGGTAGCACCCCTAAGAACGAACGCCGCAAAATTCTTGACGCTTACAAAGCCGGGGGCATTTGGGCTCTCACAAATGACAATGTTATGTCTACCGGCACAAATGTGCCGCGTATCGACCTGATCGGAGATATGGCTAGAACGAAGTCTGCGAGCCGATATGTGCAGCGCGTCGGACGTGGAACTCGCGTGCTATACCCGCCGCGCTTTGACCCAGAGGCGGTTGGGCCGGAAGAACGCCGGGCAGCTATTGCCGGTTACCTGAAGCCAAACTGCCGCTACATGGATTTCGCGGGCAACGTCGCAGAGCATGGTCCAGTGGATATGATCGAACCGCGCAAGCCGTCGAAAGGGGATGGCGAGGCGCCAATTAAGGTTTGCCCGACCTGTAACGAGCAATTGCACGCCTCACTGCGCATTTGCTGGTGCTGCGGTCACGAGTTCGAGTTTGACGAAACGCCGAAGCTTCAAACGCATGCAACGGATGCGCCTATCGTAAGTGTTGCAGCACCTGAGACGAGGGAAGTCACCCGCCGCACATTCGCGTACCACGAAGGCAAGGGCGGCAAGCAGGACAGCGTGAAGGTGTCTTATTGGGTTGGCATGTCACCCATCAATGAATGGCTCGGGCCCGCGCATACCGGCTTCTTCAAGTCGAAGTCTGACAGGTGGTGGCGAAAGCACGGTGGACAAGCGCCATTCCCCAAAACCGTGCTTGAATTCATGGAGCGACAGAATGAGTTGCTGCCCACGGGTGAAATCGTTGTGAAGCCGAACGGCAAATACTGGGAAGTGGTCGACGCCATGCCAGGTGTGGCCAATAACAATGTGCCGGCGGCGAGCAATGATAATGAGCCGGCCTGGCTGGCGGAGATAGGTGATGAGGTGCCGTTTTAATCAAGGCAGGGGTTAGTCGTCCTTGCCTTCTGCCCGGTCTCTAAGAATTTGCGCAGCTGTGGCTCTATATTTTTCCTTCACCTCGTCGGGAACGCCACCACCGACACTAGCTCCGCTTACGATTTTGCTAACAGCAGAATCCCAGTTCAGGTCGGGATCAGAGTTCTCTTGCTCAAAAAGTTGCTTTGCGAGCTCTTCGATCTCTAGTTGCTTTTCCAATTCGCCGCTCATGTCGATCTCCATCTGTAAAAAGGGCCTGGAATGTAGAAGATGGAGAGCAATTCTGGCGAGGCAAGGCATGAAGCGGTTGCTATGGGCCTTGAAGGGTGT